ACATAGTCATGAAACGTTTTTGTTCAATGACTTCACCAGTTTGTGGATTGTATGAAAGTCTCTTTCTGAATTTGTCGATGACTTTCTTCATGTGAGCTTCAGCTTGTGACTGAGGCAAATCACCTAGTTCAATGTTGAATACTCTTTTTTCAGATGCACGTGACAAACGATAAATGACGACGGAGTCTTCAATATTTCTTAAAACATTGAACCAACGAATGGCTTTATGCAGGTGTGAGATGACGGTCTTGTTTTCTCTGGTAAACTTTCCTGAGTGAACATACGTGATTGAATCCTTTTCGATTTGTAGACCCTGAACATTGGTGTTGTTAATGCCAGTTGGGTTGTAAACGTAGAATTCTTTGTATTGCACATCGAGACGGATGTTGTTTTTAACATTGTTTTGTGTCGTTTTGTTAGATTTGTCGTCTATTTTTTTTCTGACTTTACGGATCTTACGAGGATCAATATACTTGAGTGCAAGGATACCCTTGGACTTGTTTTGTTCGTCAATGACTTTTTGGTAATACAAACGGCCATCAACATACCATCTTGAGAAGATTTCATATGCATCAGTACCAAAGTTCAACATCTTCAAAATGTTGTCAAATTCAGTTGTAATTTTCTTTTTGATGTTATCTGAAAGTTTTGTGTTTTCAAGGTTGATGGATACAGGCATGGTGTCAGTATCATATGCAAAGAATTCATTAACAACGTGGTTGATAGCACGATCAAATTCCATTTGCTCGGCCATTTCACGATACTTGGTGATGAGTTGTACTTCGTCTTCAGGAACTGCATAATCAAATGAAGTACCGAATTGCAAAAAGTTACTGCTATCAACTTCAATTGAACCGTCATTTTTCGGTGGTTCAGGGAGTTGGAAAGCACCTTTTGCTTTTGCTTCGTCTTCATCTTTTGTGAGATTCACACCAAGCAATTTTTCAAAGAATGTCGCCATGTATTATCCTTTTATTTCCAATCTAATATATATTTAGTACAACAAAGGTGTAATTAATGCGTATCTATATCCATGGTGCCTACTCAACACGGAACTCATTCAATTACATCAAGACGCAGATGCCTCTAGATGATGACATTTACATTGAATACAAAACTGAATCTGATTTGGTAGAAACTGTTAAGAAAATCAAATCAAGAATTGAAAAAAGAGTTGAGGACAATACCAAAATTGACTTGATTGGTCATTCACTGGGTGGTGTCATGTGTGTCATTCTATTCCATCTTGGCCTTAAGAATATCAGAAGCATCACAACTATGTCTGCACCATTTGGTGGCATTACAAATCATAGTTTACTCCGTTTTTGGTTTCCAAAATCTATCTACAGTGAATTTCACAAACTCGAAAGAGAATATTCATATTTGTTAACCAAACCTATTACTGTACCATATCAATTCTACGTTTCAACAAAAGGTTCAAATCCATTGTTTCTTGGTAAACAAAACGATGGTGTTGTAAGTGTACTTTCTCAAAAAGCAATTCCAAACGTCAAATACATTGATGTCAGCACTAATCATTATGAAATTTTGATGAATGAAGGTGTTGTCAACAATATCAGAACTTTCCTCACTGACCTAAAATAAAAGGGAGCCGAAGCTCCCTTAATTTGCACCGATTTTAGAATTTCCGTTCACATTTAACTTTTGTTTAGCAAGTCTAATTTTCTTTTGTCGTTTGTTGTACTGATGTACATCATGATCTGGATTATTATGACTTGCTTTACGAATGTAAGCTTTCAAAGTTTTTGAAGATACTTCGTCAAGTCTATTCAAAATTCTATCACGAATCATTTAGCGTCCGCCAGCGTTGCCAGTCAAACCACCATCATTAACATAGAAGTAATCCAAAGCCAATGAGACTTCAAATTCTTGAATGCTTTCATTTTCCCAATTCAATTGAATTGGGGTGATTTGGATTGGCCAAAGACCAACGAACTTGTATGTTCTCAACAGGTTGCCTGTTTGACTGAATTGACGAACTTCAGCAGTTGTCTTATACAATGAAGGAGAAGAACTTGGAAGTCCTCTGATGTTTCCTTCATATCTGTTAATCGCGTTTGACCAAGTTTCCATTGCATTTCTGATTTTGAAGTCTTCATCGTTGATGACAGTAATTGCCCATTCATCGAATGTTCTGTTACCAGGAAGCTTGATAGCACGGCCGAAATATGATGCTTCGAGTGGTGTAATTGAAGAAGCTGGTAATGAAGCAGCTTTACACATGAATGGCAACTTGGTGTCAGCTGAACCATCAATTGGATTGGTCAAAATGACTTCAAAAAGTGAAGTTCTTGCACCACCATATTGCAACTCACTTCTGAAATTATTGATATTGAAAGCCATGTTTATTCCTTATTGTTCTTATTGGTTCAGTTATTTATTATGCTCTTTGTACATAATGGCCAGTTGGAGTTCCCTTTTCATGATGAGTTGAATGGAAATTACCTTTGCCATCGTGATAAACAAGCTTATGTTGATAGTTGTTGCCAGCATTGTTTACACTTTTAACGTGTGCCAATCCAGCTTTTACATCGTCACCATGTGATTTAACATGAACACGGTCACCCATTTGGAAAGACTTATGAGCATCGTCATGAATAGCAACAGTATGATAACCAGCAGGCAAATCTTTTGACAATCTTTTTGATTCTGATTCATTGATTGAAGCCAAAGTTGCGTTAATCTTTTCAATCTCTTCTTCAGACAACACTGATTCCATGGTTACATGCGGACCTTTAGGAATCCATGTACCCTTGTCTTTACGAACATGTACAGTATTGCCAACTTTCTTGATTTCAACGTTCTTAGGAACTGGACGCCAAGTGCCTTTTTCAACACTTCTGTAATGTGTTGGACCAACTTTCTTATAAGCAATTCTCATTACTTCATCAAGTTGTTCAACATCATCAAATTCAACGTCTTCTCTAACGGGAATATCTGAACCTTTCAAACGATTAGGAGTAACATTTGCTTTCAATCTATCGAAACGTTGCTTGTTTACTCTAGCGATACGTTCTTTTGGAAAATGTTGAATATCACCTTTGTCTTTCTTAATGGCATAATGTGTTTTGGTTTTACCAACAATTTGATGTCTTGGAGTTGCCTTAGGATTAGTTACATTGACCATATCGCCAATTTTGTAACCTTCCTCAAGATCTTCATCTTCTTTTTCGACTTCTTCATCGTCATCATCACCAACAGGTGCGGCAGGAACTTTATCTTTATCAGCTGAATCTAGATTGCCTTTTTCAACTGCTTTGTTCTTGATGTCTTTCAAACTTGTGGTTTGAGCAGAAGCTTTTTCGGTTAGAACTTCTTCATCAAGCTTTTCAACTTTTTCGTCCTTGACTTCTTCTGCCTTTTCAGTTACAGTTTTGGTTTCGGATTGCTTTTTGAAAATATCTCTGACGTTTTGAACGACTTTGTCATTCATATAACCGCGAGTGTAGAACATATCATTTTCTCCTTAAAATGTGAAGGAGGGGAAGAATCCCCTCCAAAATATTAGACGCCAGTTCTACCAACGATTTCGGTGAATTCAACACCAGTTCTTGTTGCAACGAAGTTCAAAGTAATGAATTCAGCAACACGAGCAGGCTTGATGTAGATATCACCCTTGAATTCGTTTCGGTCAATAACTTCTGGAGTGTTATTGGTTTCATCACAAACAACCAAGAAGTCGTAAATACCACGACGACCTTGAACGTCACGAAGATATGGTTCTACCATGTTTCTGAATTGAGCACGAGTGAATACGTCGTTGAATTCGAACAAGGTGTATTGTGCAGCCTTTGAGATTGCCTTTTCAAGAACGATGAACAAACGACGAACGTTCATTCTGTCGAAAGCACTTGGCTTTGCTTGAAGAGTTTTGTTACCCCAAAGAACTGGACCTTCACCTTGGAAGGAAACAACTGGGTTGATACCATTTTTGTAAAGAATGTCACGTTCAGCAAGTCTTGGGTTCCAAGCCAAGTTGATAACGTTCTTGATATGACCTCTGTTGAGACCAGCAGCTGCCCACCATGCATCACGATCATTATCGGTTTGAGCATAAAGACCAGCAGTGTCACCATTACATGGAACATATCTGTAAACGTCGTTGTAAACGTCGTATTGGTTCTTCCAGTTACCATCAAGAGTAGCAAATGAAGTTGAAGGCAAAGTATTTCTGAAAGTGACGCAATTGTCAGCTTCTGAACCTTCAGCATCAACAACATATGATCTTGGTGGTGAGAAGAATGCAACGCAATCTTTTCTAACTTCAACGATATTGTTAATGATATGAACTGCTATAGTTTGGTTAGCTG